TGAGCTTAATAACACAGCTCGTACTGAATCAAAATTATAACCTTCGAAGGTCGTCACACTAGAAAAACCACACGTCAATGTCGTATAAGTATTACCAGCTGTGAACTCAGGTCGCGCTGATAATGCTCTGTGGTCATAATTAGCACTAAACGAAGTTACGTCAGTTAGTGTCGAGGTATAATTTATAAAATTACTCATAATCAGGTATAGTCAAATCCGCTTACTGGTACAAAATCTTGATCAATAGTAAATATGTTCTTAGTATCAGACTCAGCTGGACCTCTAAACAACCAACCTTTAATTGTAAAGTTAGTATTAGCTATCACTCTAGCTGGTTGTGTTGTAGATACATCAATAGGATACTCTAAACTAATATCTCCAGACCATAAAACTTCAGATCTAATCTCATAATTACTAGCTAAGTTTTGCGACGTAGGTATAACCCAACTCATAACTATATATGGATTATTATATGGAGCAAAATTGCTTATGATCTGATCCATATCAGTTTGAAATTTAGTCATAATAGACATATTAATACCTACGTNTACTGGAAGTGGGGTCTTTAAATGATCTGAATCTAAAGCGCCAGCACTAACTGTTGGTGCTTTACTATAATAAAATCCTGAGATCTTATTAAAGACTCTCTCCGGGTCTCTACTGATCGAACCATAATTAATTGCTACGACTGGAAGCTTTAAGGAACCAGCCTTGTTAACTATATCATGTATAGCTCTCTCTTTAGGACCATANTAGAACGAGCATTTAATCTGATCAACAACGTCCTTATCTTTATTGTACCGATTTATAACAATACTATTAAAGGCGGTAATAAACTGCCTTATCATATCTTTTAGCTCGAAGCCATAGTATTGATTTTTCATTGTAAATATTTATTAAATAAACCTATCTGTAAAATACATCGGCAATAAATTCCGGTATGAAGGAATTAGATTTCTTATACCAACAGCATCTAAAACATATGTAACACTAGTATCATNTTCATCTCTAGTACACCTTCCACATTGTTGAATAAACGTAGTAAACATTTTATTAGTATACCATTTTTTATTACTCTTAGACATTTCTTTAATACGAACATCACCTAGATCAGGCCATGGACATTTTAATATAATACAAAACCGAGCAGTAGCACCCTTTAAGTCTACTCCAAAGCTCATTGAAGGGCTCGCAAGTACAGTAGGCTTGTCAGTCTGTAAGTGCTCTGCTAATATGTCTACATTATCTTTATTGCCTCTTATTCTATATAAAATTCTATCATCATTTATCTTATCCTTAAGCATCTTAGTAATGACATTTGATTGAGTATGTATCAATCCTTTTTCATCTTTATGTTCTTCTAGGATCTCTTTCACACAATCAACTACCTTTGGAAAACTCTGTTCAAGATTCTTTTTATTTAACTGAAATGAGCCAAACAGTATAGGTGACTTCTTTGGATCGAAATGAGACGGAAGATCAATATACTTATAATCACTCTCTACTATTCCTAAATTCCTCATAACAGATCTATAATCAACAAATGTTGCAGACATTAGAATAACATTATCAGCATATTTAAATATATGTTGCGCTAGTGTGTCAACCTTCTTAGGAATTAATTGTATGTATTGCTTATTGCGTATATACTTTTTATTAATAATGTACTCAGACTGACTCCATGTATCAATCACTAAGACAAGATCACCTTTAAGATCAGATATAAATTTATATTCTTTTTTAATATAGTCGCTTACTGTATCACCGCGCTTGTCAATCATACGGAGAAGCTCTACATACCTATCCTCTAATCTAGCTTGAAGGGTACATAAGTTATTAAAGAACCGTTTTCGATCTACCGTGTATGGTAATTTAAATCCATATGTATTAAGCCGACCNATTTCAATACTACAACTAAACCTACTTACAATAATGTTCTCCAACTCAGATGCCTCATCACATACTATTAGTTGTCTATGTTTTAGATGCTCTGGTTTATAGAAAAAGCTTGAATAATTCTCTACACTAATCTTCGCACTAGCAGATTTATTTCGCGCTTCATAGTAGTCACAGCGATTACAATCCCAACACTCNTTCTTGAGCTTGCTACTAAAGATGCAAGGTGCTTGGTCCGCTGAACTACGATCATCAAGATTACAAACATACGACCCTTTACCTTTGAGAGTTTTTATGTCTTTAAAATCTCTAGTGTATTGATCCTGAAGAGCTTTAGTAGTAGTTAATATAGATGTACCATATCTTTTACCAGCAAAATCATCTGAGTATTCATATACTAGTTTACCATTCTCCCAACTAGTCTCATACGCCGTATAATTATTAATTAACTTAGTTAGTCTTGANGGTGGTCTGCTTAAACCATTAGCAATAGTTTTAGCTATAAAACTCTTTCCACAACCTGTAGGTCCTTGAATGATTACAAATTTGTGATCATTCATACTATCAACAATATTAGGAATTGCGTATTGCTGGCTGCTTGAGGGATGATATCCTTTAGGAAAGTTCTTTATACCCATTCAAAGATTATAGCTTCTCTATAGAGAGAAGCAAGTCACAATACTTATTACGATGATTTGTTATCATCCTATTAACTCTAGGCCTCCATAACACATCATCTTTATGAATATGGTTGAGCATATAATCAAAATAAATTACACGGTTACGCTTATGAACATTAAACGGGTATAATATTTCTAATTTCTTTCCGGTAGTAAATAACAACTTAATGTTAAAATCTTTAATGTCAAATAATTGAATCTGACCAGTGCCAAGTGTCCTTTTTTTAGATGTTATCTTTACTGTAGTCAGTAATAGAGATTTTAGAGTTGATTCTACAAGGTCAAAGTTCATGTGTTCATAAACGCCATTTTTTCTGGCGCTGACATCGGCGCGATTTTTTCATTTATATATACCCAAAACGTCTCGTCAGCTTCAAGAGTAGTTATTAAGTCGACAGTATCACAATTAATTGTTCGAAAGTCTTGCATCAATATGTCCCATGTTATGATTAAGTTCTCTTGATTAGGATTATACTCGGGCGCTTGGCGGGGCGGTCGGTAATTTAAAACAGTTCGACCTTCGACTGAATTTAATAATTGAACATTATTTGTACATAGCATTCTCCGAGAGGCAGGTCTACCAGGCTTGGGGTTACGGCGCGCGAACTTTACCTCACACACCTTAGCCAAAAGCATGCTTTTTAAATTACTCAGTCCTATTATCATCTGGTTCTATCTCTTCACATATACCAAAAAATCTATCCTCATTTAAAAATAAACAATTCCTAATGGAAGAGTCAAAACCAGTAACAGACAAATTATCAACCTTAATACCTTTATCGTCTGGGAAGCAAACAATATCACCTGGCTTAGTGTAATTACATTTTGGGCCAACTAATATTACTCTAGCCATTCTCCACGTTCGACGAACCTGTGCTAGTGGAATATGGATACCATTTCGAATAACACTACTACCATCCTCTGATAGATCTACATATTGCGCAAGCACAATATCATCCATCACTCTGTTTAGCTTATAGCCATGTAAGCTAAATGTGTCTGTATCTTGATATGTATCTAGGTCAATTAAACTTCGCTTGACAGAATGATCGAATGCATCTCGTTGAGATTCAGTTAAATCCATTTTATCTAACGCGCTGTCATATTGCTTCTGTTGCTTACTGTTCATACTTTCTAATATTTACGCCAAAATTTTCCGAATACAATTGTATTTCTCTCTGTGAGAGTTCGTGTCTATTAGATAATAGCTCGAAATCTCTCTTGTCTACCTTTTTCTTCTTTACATATCTAATAAATTTACGTTTAACTTTAGGTATCAAGTTAAATAAAAAACTATAATGCATTTCAGTATTAAACACTAGACCATATCTATTAATAGTATTGTTGATTAATAGAGCTGACTCTTTATTAAGAAAAGTAATATATCGATTAGTAATATAAGCAGAATATAATTGAGAATCTGTAATATTAATATCTAATTGCTCTTTATCGAAAGCAATATTGTTAACAAAGTCAAAAAAACTACTCACCGGACTTCTTTTAATTAAATTCATGACTGTCTTAGTTCCTTAAAGTATTTTTGTCGAAGTTTTGCGAAAAAAATTTGGACCACGGTATTGACCTACGTGACCAAAAATCCAAATAGGAAAATACCCACGGGTTTGCAAAAAAAATTTGACCATAGAACTGTTTCTCACAGTGTCAGCTTTGTAGTTGCTATAAATGCGTCATCCACCATGGAATAGTAGGTATCTATGATGATTTTCATGAATTCTTCCGCTTGTTCGTCGGTTAAATTCGTGGAATATGCAAAAACTGGTGCATTTCTACCAGCCGTGACATTAATTGCAGTGTGACCTATAGCGACATTGTCCTTTGAATAGGTAATACTGACACTACATTTGCCTTTTGGTTGAATTACTCCATTTTGTTCGAACTCTTTGTGTACGATTAAGTCATCNCCATCTACTTCGATGGGAGCTTGGAGGTACTTCGTTGACAACAAGTTCGCAATTTGCGTATTAAATAATCTTTGAAAGAAAACAGCACCAAGAGGATCAAGATTAGGAAGTTCCCAGCAAAAATTAATAGCGTCATCAGAATAAATAAAATCGTTGTTAAGTAAGTCTTCATTGTCAATCATTCCCTCAGTTTCAACTTTCATCGGCGCACGAAACGCAACAATGTTACCAATCGGTAAAGTTTTCTTCCGGAAATATTTATAAGCAAACCGGGTGTGGATTAACTTTCCATCATACAGATCGATATCTTTTAAAATCATACTTATATGATAATATATCTAAAAAAATAATCAACTATGCATCTTATATCTTTGTTTTCTAGTTTTATATTTTGAAACGCTAGCTTTTTCTTCATCAATTTGACTTTCAAACATTGTCTCATCGACTAAAAATGGTTTAAAAACATATGCGTTATAATATTTCCGGGCGAACTTGGTTATGCTAAATAATGCAATTGCTCCATCAGCGGCGACTTGTATTGGATAGAATCTACTTAATAATTGTTTAGCTGTACTTGATGTTAATGAATAGCAAACTGCGCCAGCAAATTCTTTATAACCTGAATAAAAATATTTATTTATTTTTATTCTCTTCTTAGAGTCTAAATCAGTGTTATAGTCTCGCCATGAATGATAATGAATTATATCCCAGTCAGTAGGTATAAAGTCTTTCCAATTTAATACATCATTACACATATCAATATTAAATCGTATATCATCCTCTACAACCAAAAACTTTTCAGCACCATCGTCGAGTGCAGTCTTATATGCTTTAAGGTGACCATACGCACAACCAACTTCACCAAGGGACATTGGCATATGAGTTCCTTGTCTCTTACACCGATGTAATACCCACTCCTCTCTTGTAAATTTAAATCGTTCCTTTTTATCGTAAAAAAAGTCTTTAGGTACTAAGCTACGAACAAATTTATAATTATCTATACCACATTTTGCAAAATGGTTTTCTATATATTGCTTCTTTAAAGGGTCTTGACCCCAAACAACATAAATGGTATCAAAAATCATATCCAACATATTAACTTAAGTCTATCTATCATTTTAAAAAAACATGTTTAACTTCATCGCTCTGATATTCGAAAATTAATTTATATTTGTTTTTAATAAAATAATCTTTAGTATCAGAATTAACATTATGAGGTACAATTATTATACTATGTATAGTATCTGATTCTACAATATTATCAATAAACCTTTTCATTCGATTATTATCTAAATGTTGGAACACATCCTTTACNAAAAGTAAATCATATTTTTGTTCTATATTATAAGAAATAATATCTCTACAAACAAAATCTAAATTTGGATATTTAGTTTTATGATTTGATATTAGGCTTGGTACACCATCAACTCCTGTATAAGTAATAGCTGTATTAGTTATTACTTCGGGCATCCATTGCATATCCCCGCAACCTAGATCTAACATTGTATTAATGTTTTCTTTTTTAATAAAATCAGTAAGCCAATTAATAAGTTTATAATTATTTTTTAAACGACTTCCCGGACCGCTACCGACACCACCATATCCTCCTTTCGCATATAAACGCTCCCATTCTTTATTAGACATATTACCCGTATCACTTATGTCCCTTTCTCTATATTTTTTATATACTTTACGAAATAATTTCTTAGTGTTCACACAAGGTGGTAAGCAATCGGAGTCTATATGAGAAGTCAAAGATGGTATAGGAGAAAAACATTTAGTAAAAACATATATAAGATTAATAATATGATCATAAAATAAAGATCCAGTTATACTAGTAAATATACTATAATTAAAATTAAAAGTCCTTTTAGTCAAGGCGATAGTATATGTTGTACTCTTAATAGAACGCCAATGCCAATTTTTAGATAAAATTATCTCACTAGTCTGATTATTTTTATCTGTATATAAATTAGGATAATCTACAGGGTGACAAACATAATCTGGATATTGTTTTAAAAAATCCTTTATATGTTGAAGACAATTATTATAATGTAAATAATCATCTTCACACAAATATATTATTTCATTTTCATCCTCTATGCTATTAATAATATACAATATAGCTTCATTATTAATTTTTGCAGCGCATTTGTAATTAAAGCTATAAATCTTATAATTAACATTAAACTCTGTACATATAAATTCAATGACATTTTCTTGATCTTCTCCGTCGAGAAAAAAAACTATATTATCTTCTGAAGATAATTGTTTTACTAGAGAAACAAGACACACTCTAACCATATCATATATGCTATTAACAATAGGGCGATTAGGAGATGACCACTCATCATCATCTCGATCAACATTAAAACATATCTTATACAATATCGTCATACATCTGTTAACTCTTTAAAGAGTTTTTTTGAATTCTGATCGATGAGATGTTTAAAAAACTTTCGAACTAAATCAGGTTTATGTTTTTCTAAAAAATGTTTATGATTTAAAATTTTAGAATCTAAATCCTCCTGACTAACTTGCCAGCCAAATTGATGAGGATATTGATTGTTACGAAACTTTAAAAAGAAAATATCCTCTGAGCATCGCTGAAATGTACAATCTAAAAATACAACTAAGTCTGGATCTAACCATTCTAAAAACATTGGAAGCCTTGTTACATATAATAACGACCCGCAAGATAAGCCTTCATATAGATAATGGCCCCAGCCCTCATTATAACTAGGGCATAAATGAGTTGTATGTTTATTAAGATTAATATTAAGATCGTCTTCTGATATAAAACCTTTAATATAATTAAAATTTGAATTAGCTCCTAGAGTTTCAAACGTACAACCGTCGCGGCTCTCTATTACAGTTAACGGTAAATGCTTACAAGTACCTGTGAAGGATGTTAATACATGCTCAGATCCTTTTTGAGCACTCTTACCCATAACGTGTAAGAATTTTTCTTCTTTTTGAATATTCGGAACATACCTATC